TGCTGGTGTAGGTGTAATGGCATTCAAAGGTGAATCGTTCAATTACAATGATGAAGAGTTACTCAAGTCAATCAAGATAGATGCAGAAGAGATGGGAAGTAAAACTCCAAGTCAAAGATTAAGATCTTGCCTATATGTTTTGTATGAACGTAATCCGGAAGGATATCAAGACTTCAATACCTATTACTCATCAATGATGGATAAGTTCATTGATATGGTTAAAAAGAGAATTGATACTTACCAATTGTAACATTTACTACTTTTGTAATATGGAAGCAGAAGATCAACCTAATAGTCCAGGAAGACCAACTAAGTATAAAGAAGCATTCAATGACCAGGTATTTGAGATGGCATTGCTTGGATTGACAGATACTCAAATGGCTACAATCATTGGTGTAAATCAAGATACATTCAATGAATGGAAGAAAGTCTATCCGAGTTTTTCCGAGTCATTAACGCAAGGGAAAGAAGATGCAGATGGGAAAGTAGCAAAGGCAATGTACAAGAGAGCACTTGGTCTTACAATCATTGAGGAGGCATTAACTAAGGATGGTCAGATAGTGCAACTGAGAAAAGAACTTCCTCCGGATACTCCAGCAGCAAAACATTGGTTAGCCAATAGACAGAGAAAACTATGGGCAAACAATGGTGAGAGCACTATGTATACTAATGAGCCATTGATCATCATTAGAACAGAAGGCAAAGATGACGAATGAGTTTTAAGTTAACCAAGAGGCAAACTACTGCATATGATCTTGCAGTCAATGGAATTAAGAAGGTAATAGTATTTGGTGGTGCAATTCGTGGTGGTAAGACATACTGGTTACTTCTAACACTATCTTCACTCTGCTTGTTATATCCCAAGTCAAGATGGGTAATTATCAGAAAGACTTTACCGGATTTAAAAAGAACTACATTCCCATCATTCTCATCAATACTTAATGATGGCATGAGTAACTACATTAGTTCTTGGAATAGAGAAACCAATGTTGTTACATTCACCAATGGTAGTGTATTAATTTTTATGGCAGAGTCATATGATGATGATAAGGATTTAAATAGATTCAGAGGACTTGAAGTGAATGGTGCCGGTCTTGATGAAGTTAATGAATTGCAAGAAGCAACATTCTATAAAGTCCAAGAACGTATTGGATCATGGAACAAGGCTGAAGGTAATCCTCCAATAGTTTGCCTGGCTACTTGTAATCCTGCCAACAACTGGGTGAAGTCAGTTATTTATGAGAGATGGAGAAGTAATACCTTACCGGATAAATGGTCTTACATCAATTCAAGGATAACAGATAATCCATATATCAGTCAAGAATACTTAGAGTCACTTAAAGAGTTACCACCAATTCAGTATGCAAGATTTGTTGAAGGTGACTGGGATGTTATGGATGATGTCAGCAATCCATTCTTATATGCTTGGGAAGATAACCGGCACATAGATGATTCAATAACTCTTAATCCTAATCTTCCAGTATTTGTCTCAGTCGATTTCAATATCAATCCACTATCTGCATTAATCATCCAGCAACATACAACTAAAGGTTGTGCAGTCATTGGTGAGATTAACATAGACAAAGGTAGTATTGATGCATTCTGTGATTACGTTGAAAGTCTTAATGTACCAAGAGGACTTCTAAGAATTACCGGAGATGCAATGGGTAATGGAAGAAGTATTCAACAGAGAGATAACTCATCTGCTTATACTCAGATCAAAAGAAGATTGCATCTAGCAGATAGTCAGATTATCATTCCGGCAAATCCTACTCACTACAATAGTAGGATTGATTGCAACAATGCTCTTACAAGACTTGACATCAAGGTTAACTCAGTCAGGTGCAAAGGATTTGTTTATGATGCAAAGCAGGTACAATGTAATGCTGATGGTGGTATCATAAAATCAAATAGAAAAAACTTATCAGAGAGAGCAGATTTTCTTGATTGTTTCCGTTACTTTGTGAATTCAATTTTAAAACGATACCTATGAGCATATGTTCACCTTGTTACGATTCAGGTAGTTATATTGATGTATGTGCTACTGGATTGACATTTGGAGTAGCTGAGCCAGATACATCTTACCTTGTCTGCATCCAGTATAAGGCTACTGGTCGAATACAAACATTTGTATCCATTAGTGATGAAGTAGGCAATATTACTATTGAAGGAGTATTGATAGATCCATTGCAAGGCTACACCTTGTGGATCACAACTGATACACCTAATGGATCTAGACAGAATCTATCTATAGGTGATAACACCTATACTTGCATTGACTTCTCCATTGCAGTAAGTGATACTGAGCCATCAATAGTTAACCTGACCAATGAGTAAGTTATCTGCAATCATTAGAGGATGGTACTACTACCTGACTGCTAATAAAAAGTCAAGAGAGTTAAGCAAGAGTAGAACTGCCATATGTAACAATTGCCAGCATAGATATAAACCATTAAACATCTGTAACTCTTGTGGATGTTTCTTACCGGCAAAGACCAGAGTAGAAGATGCACAATGCCCAAATGAATATTGGTGATCTATGGCTAACTTCATTATCTTACAATCTACGTTAATCGAATACAACAAGAACATTGAAGATGAGGAGTTACAAGAACTATCAGCTATTGACTTAGGAGATTGTAAAGTCTTAGTCAATGTCAATGCAATAATGATGGTAGTAGAAAATCAAGGTAGTACAATATTAACCTTAACCAATCTTGATAGGCTGGTTAGCAACAATAACATAGATGAAGTTATTCAGAAGATTAATGCCAGCCAGGTTGTGGCATCGATTCAATAAGTGGAATCAGAAACAATCAAGTTATAACCTGGTGAAAGTATTCACTCATGATGGATATAACTATTTGAAATTCCCGAAGGAGACCAATATGCCATTGGAAAGATTCAGTTTGTCGATGTCATTACTTGAGAGATTGAGTAGTGGTATAAGTGGTACAGAGATGGAAGGTATACTGGAAGGAATGGAGAAGGCATTGAGTGCCGGATTAAGTAATCCAAAGAATGCAGCATTAGTTGCAACATACATACACATCATCAGAGAGAGACAAGATACCATCATCCACAGAGACATCTTACTCAACATTGCTGCTACCTGGATCATAAGAGATGATGAGAATCCAACAATAGTGAATAATGATATTCACAAAGAAAAGTTAGAAGTCTTTGAAAAGATGTGCAATGGAGGTGCTCACGATTTTTTTACACGACTGGGTATAGATCCGCTAATGCCCTTAATGTCTATGTCTCCAAGCGATATGCAGAAATTATGGGAATACAATCTAGAAGCACAAAGGAATCTAATCAAGGCATTGAAGCATCTAGATTCAGTCCAAGAGCCAGAGCGAGTGAAACGACCAAGAGAATTAAAGATCAAGTGATGACTATTGTCGATGGAGATGTAGTTGCATACAATCAATTAATGCATAGTGATGTTGATTTATTTTTGCATAAATTTGAGCAATTCATAAAATCTCAAAATCGTGGCAGTAGTATACATTGAGTACGAAGCAAAAGCAGCATCTCTTAAAGGTGTAACTGATACAATCATCAATGCAAATAAGCAGATTGGAGATAGTGCAGAGGCAGCAGCAAAAGAAGGTGCAGATGCATATAAATCAATGGGCAAATCAATGGCTGCTGCTTTCTCATCTCAAGAGGTAAGTAAGGCACTCAATAGTAACATTGCCAATATAAACAAGAATAGAGATGCATTAACTAAGTTAACCGGAGAGTCAATTAAATTTGGGAAGGCTGCAGTAACATTAGGAGGACAGATAAAACAGAATGCTGCTCAAGTATTACAAGCAAAGGAGGCATTAGCAAACTATCAAAAGTCTTTAGCAGATACTGGTAAAGGAACAGACTCAACAGAAAAGAAAACTCAATCACTCAAGGGAAGACTAAGAGAATTGAAAGAGGAACTATCAGCACTTGAGTCTGCTGGTCAAGAAGGTACAGATGCATTTCAAAAACTATCAATTGAAGCAGGTAAGTTACAAGATCAGATAGGTGATACTCAAGAAAGAGTAAAGGTACTTGCATCTGATACATTTAAATTTGATGCAGCACTTGGAGCAGTTAAAGGTCTTGCTGGTGGATTTGCAGTAGCACAAGGTGCAGCAGCATTATTTGGAGTTGAGTCTGAAGATTTGAACAAGACAATAGCAAGAACTCAGGGAGCATTAGCATTGTTAAGTGGACTTCAAGAGATAGCAACATTAGTAACTGGTCAAGGTGCAACTAAGATAGCATTGCAGAATCTTTTCATGAAGGAGAAGATAGTAACTACTAATGCTGCTGCTGGTGCAGTTGGAACATTAGCAACTGCAGAAGAAGGTGCAGCAGTTGCAACATTAGCAACTAAGAAGAGTCTTGACTTATTAAAAGTAGCAATTGCCGGCACTGGAATTGGATTACTAGTTATAGCATTAGGTGCATTGTATTCTATATACCAAGCAAATGCATCAGCATCAAAGAAGTTCAATGACTTAATGAAAGAATCTGAAGATGCAAACAAAAATGCTACTGCTGCAATCAAAGAACAAAGAGCAGCACAAAGTGATCTTAATGATCAGATATTGGTAAG